TGGTGGAGCAGGTGGTTCTGGTCTTGTAATTCTTAGCTATCCAAACGATAAATCAATCACTTTAGCTGATGGAGCTACAAGTACTGCTGGAGAACAAACAGATGGTTCAAGAAAATATATAGAAATACAAACAAGTGGAACAGTGAGCTTTGCATAATGAGTGAATTAAAAACAAATAAGATTTCAACAAATGACCAGAACAATGTAGCAATAGATAATGCACTTGGATTAAAGTCATACACTACTACTCAAAGAAATGCTTTAACTTCTGTAGCTGGTGATATGATTTACAATACGACTAAAAGTAAACCACAATTTTATGATGGTTCTGCTTGGAGTGATTTTTCATCTGCATTCTCTGTTCAATATTTAGTTATTGCTGGTGGAGGTGGTGCTGCTAATGGACAAACAGGTGGTGGAGCTGGAGGTTATCGTAACTCTTACGCTAGTGAAACTTCTGGTGGTGGAGGTTCAACAGAAAGTGTTTCACTTATACAAGCAGACAACACTACTCAATACACTATAAGTGTAGGTGCTGGTGGTACTGGTGGTTCTTTTGCTTCTGGCACATCTGGAACAAATGGTGATAACAGTATATTTGGTTCAATAATATCAACTGGTGGTAGTAATGGTGGAACTGGTGGTGGTGGTTCTGGTGGAGCAAGTAATGGCACAGGAGGTGCTGGTACACCTAATCAAGGTTTTGCTGGTGGTACTGGTGGAGGTACTTATAAACCTTCTGGAGCTGGTGGAGCAGGAGCTGTTGGTGGAAACTGGTCTGGTAATACAGCAGGTGCAGGTGGAGTTGGCTTAGCATCTAGTATTACAGGAAGTTCAATTACTCGTGGTGGTGGAGGTGGTTCTGGAGGTTCTTCTTATTGGAGTCCAAATAGAAATGCAAGTTCTGGAGGTTCTGGAGGTGGAGGAGCTGGAGCTAATTCTGGTAGTGCTGGAACAGCAGGTACTGTTAACACTGGTGGTGGAGGTGGTGGTGGTGGATTAACTACTGATGGTGGTAGTATTGGAAATGGTGCAGCAGGTGGTTCTGGAGTAATCATCCTTAGATGGGCTACAGCAGATGCAACCATAGGAGCTACAAGAACAGGTTTAACAGATGGAAATGTACAAACAAGTGGCAGTGATAGCTATATTGTTTTTACAGCAGGAACAGGTACAATCACATTTAGCTGATATAATAGGAGAGATATGGCACATTACGCATTTATAAACGATAACAACACAGTGACAGAAGTCATTGTTGGTATCAATGAGGACAATACAGAAACTTTACCAGATGGCTTTGCTGACTGGGAAGCGTGGTATGGAGATTTTAGAGGACAGACTTGTAAAAGAACTTCCTATAACACTATAGCTAATGCACACAGTGGAGAGGGAACTCCTTTTAGAGGTAACTATGCAGGTATAGGATATACTTATGATGCAGACAATGATGTATTTATAGCACCTAAACCTTTTAGCAAGTGGATATTAGATGAAGATACTTGGACTTGGGAAGCCCCAACACCTATGCCAGATGATGGTAAAGAATATGTTTGGAATGACAACACAGGAGCTTGGGAAGAACTGGCTGAATAATGGCTAGTGAATTAAAAGTAGATATAGTATCAGAAAAAACTACAAGCAATACTATACAACTAGGCAACACAGTATCAGAAGATGTTACTGCTGTTACTTCTAGTTCAGGTACATTAACTTTAGATGCAAGTGTTGGTGGATTTTTTACAGTTGCTTTATCAGAGAACATTACTACTTGGACAATCAGTAACCTACCAGCAGGTAGAGCTACAGTTATCACAGTACGATTTACACAAGACAGCACAGATAGAACTGTTGTTTCTACAATCAACACAGTTGCTGCTAAAACAGCAGGTGGTGGTGGATGGACAATGACAACTGGTTCTGGAAAGATAGATATAGTTACAGTTCTCTTTGATGGAACAAATTATTATTTAGTACCACAACAAGACTGGAGTTAATATGCCTATTGGACAAGCTAAGTTTGGCTTACTAGGTGGTGTTGCTAGTTTAGGTTCATTAGAATTTATTGAAGAAAAAAGTATTACTTCTTCTACAGCAACTATGGAGTTTACAAATATAAAAGAAAGCGAATATGATGTTCACCTATTACAATATAAAGGATTTGAAGTAGATGCTGCTAATGCTCGACCAGTATTGAGATTTTATGAAAATGGCACATTAGAAACTGCTAATGTTTATCAGTCTGCACATCAACAAATGAGAGCTTTAGGAACTTATTCACAGCCAAGTAGTACAGGACATTCTTATGTAAGATTAGGTGGTGGTGGTAGTAATTCCAATGACCCAGATAATGGTTATGTTTACATATACAATGCAGGAAAATCAAATAGGTACACACATACAAACGAACATACAACAGGTATTTATTTTGCAGACAATACTTTAATTTCAGAATTTGGTGGTAGCATATTGCCACAAAAAAGTGTTGTTGATGGACTACAAATTTTAACTTGGTCTGTAGGTAATAACATAACAAATCTACAAGCAAAATTGTTTGGTGTAAAGCAATGAGTAATCTAATACTAATTGATGAAACAACTGTTGGAACACCAGCAAATAGAATAAACATTACAAATGTATTTTCTGCTGATTACGATACTTATTGCATTCAAGTCACTGATACATTGGCTGGTACTCAAAGAGAAAATAACTCTATGGATATGCAATTAATAAACTCTAGTGACAGTGTTGTTACAGATACAACTTATGATAGCGAAATGTTATTTGCAAGAAATTTTAGTGGAACTTATCTTAATATTGGTGGTGCTGGTAGAAATGAAATTGCAATATTGTATCACGATAATGGTTCACAAAATGGTAATGGAAATATGATAATGTGGGTATTCAATCCATTTCAATCAGATACTTATACATTCCAAGTACAACAAAGTTCTGGAAGGATGTCTTATCCATCTACTACAGAAATTCCTCATATGTCTAAAGGTATAGGAATTTTAAGACAACAATCTAGTATTACAGGTTATTCTTTTATCAACAGAGATAACTACAATATAAACACAGGCACCTTTAGAACTTATGGGTTGAAAGTCGGTTAATGGGATTAGTACAAGTAGCAACAAATACAGTAACAAGCTCAACAGCTTATGTAGATTTAATTGGCACGACTACTGATGATGTTTATATGATTGTAGTCAATGGATATATACCTACTTCTAACGCAGCAGATTTAAGAGCAAGAGTTTTAGAAAGTTCAACACTCAATACAACTGCAAATTATGATAGAGCTTTTTTATCTATAAGAACTGATACAACTTATAGTAATCAAGCAAATACTAATGAAACTTATTATGATTTAACAACTGCTGTAGGTAACAGTACAGGAGAACAAATGAATGGAATTATTTATTTATACAACGCAAATGACAGCAATCAATATACATATCTCACAGCAGAAAATGTACAGTTATCGCACACAGCTTTGACAATAGGCAACCAGGGTGCAGCAGTGTTTACTAGCAATAGTCAAGTAAATGGTTTAAGGTTTTATCCAAACAGTGGCACTATAGCAAGTGGTACTTTTACAATGTATAAATTATCAAGTTAGTATGGTAAGATAGGAGAGATATGGCAACACAAGAAGAACTACAAGCGTTAGCAGACCAAGAAATTGAAGATGCTAAACCTTTATATAAGCTAGTTAATAACGAAAGACTAGAGTTTACTGATGCTGATTATGCACAAGCTAAAATTGATTTAGGTAACGATAAATGGTATGACCAACAGTTTGGTTACATACAAGCTAGGCAAGAAGCGTATGGTTCTGTACAAGAACAACTAGATATGCAGTACTGGGATAGTGTTAATAGCACAACTACCTGGGCTGACCACATTGCACAAGTAAAATCAGATAATCCTAAACCAGTTTAAACAAGTATGATATAATCCTTTTTATGGATTATTTAATTGGTTTTCTTTTAGGGTATTTTTTAAAAGAAACTCTACAATTTATTAAAAGAATAAGTAACTACGATTGGGATAATCGTGCATCCTATGATAAAGAGTGGGATTGGTTAACTCACGAGGACCTACCATAATCATGAGTTCTAACAACAATGGATTTACACAGAAGGAATTATTAAAATTGGTCATTGAGAGATTAGATAGACTAGAAGAAAAACTAGATAACAAATTGGACAAGTCAGAGTTTTATAAAGTATTAGGATTAGTTGCCACAGTTATATTAATTGTTGGTAGCCTAAGTATGTAATGGAAGCAAAAATAAATCTTAATCAGATACTACAAGGTGGTTTAGCTGCACTTGTAGGTTGGTTATTTAAAACAGTTAACGATTTGCAACAACAAGTTACAGCATTACAAGTAGAAATAATAAATTCAAACAACAAACTTAGTGATGTATTAAATATTATACAAAATATTGATTCAGAAATAACAGAAATTATCTGGAAAATTGGTGGATAATGATTGAATTTCTAATAGTGATGTGGCTTAGTGTTAAAAAAAATAAAAGATAATTTAGGTTTAATAGTAACTGGTATAGCTCTTATGAGTTCTGTTGGTGCTGGTATACAATCTCTTAACGCAGTACTTATAACTCTTACAGGTATTGACGAAAGAATGAATAACATTGAGTATGAATTTGTAACCCTTAAAGAATCAACTTATGTACAGAATGATATAGCTGTATTGTATGAGAAGATACAATCATTAGAGATGGCTGCACAGAATGTTGGTAGGTTTAATGAAGAAATGGCTACCTTACAAGCTAACTTATATAACTTAGAGCAACAGGTTAGAGATGGTGGGTTTGATTTAGATAGATATTACTTACTAGAAAAGTGGGAGTATCAAGACCTTAATGATTCGTTAACTAGAGTAGAAACACAAATACAAAGTGTTAACAATAATATGTGGGAGCTTAACGATTTAAAATCTAGATTAGCTTACTTAGAAGCAGCTGGTCATGGACATTAAATTTGGTAATTCAATGTAATCAATGTAATAGAGAACCTATTATTCGCAATAAAGTTAAGTACTGTGGTAATATAGGATGTATAGATTACAATAAAATAATTAGGAGAAGTTATGCAAAAAAAGAAAAAGCTTGCGAAGAAGAATAAGCCTAAGAAAACTTATAAGTATTAGTATATGGCACATGCAGCACGTAAAGCTTCGTTAATAAAAAAACACAATCTTAAAGGTGTTAATAAACCTAAACGTACTCCAGGTCATGCAACAAAATCTCATATGGTTCTTGCACAAGAAGGCCACAATCTTAAATTAATTAGATTTGGTCAACAAGGCGTGTCAGGTGCAGGTAAAAATCCTAAATCAGCTAAAGATAAAGCTAGAAAAAAATCTTTTAAAGCTCGTCACGCTAAGAATATTAAGAAAGGTAAAATGTCAGCTGCTTATTGGGCAGATAAAACTAAATGGTAATTAATAAAAACGAAGATATAAACAATTTACCTGCTGCATATCAATTGTATCCTAAAGGTAAACAACAATGTAGTAACTGTTATGCTTATCAACCTTCAGGTAACTGCACAGTATGGAATGCAGTAGTACAAGAATTTGCTTGGTGTAAAAAATATAAAGGAATAGTCAATGTCTAAAAAAGTTAGTTGGATGTGGGGTGGTAAACGGTATTACGGTACTCTTATTAGAGAAACTAAAACACATAAGTTTGCCCGTACAGAAAATGGTAAGATTAAAAAGATTAAAAAGAAATGAAATTAGAAGTATTAAGATTTAGTTCTGGAAAAGATTCAACATCAGGCATATTACTTGATAGTTCTAATGGAAAAAAAACATTTCTTTGTTATACCTTAGAAGATGAACAACGTGACGTTAAAGTATATGGTGAAACACGTATTCCTGCAGGTACATACAAGCTTAAACTACGTGAAGAAGGTGGATTTCATAACAAATACCTAGCTAGATACGGTGCAGATTGGCACAAAGGTATGATATGGGTACAAGATGTACCTAACTTTAAGTGGATTTTATGGCATTCAGGTAATACAGATGAAAATACTGCAGGTTGTTTGTTGCTTGGTAATTCACAAGAAAGCAACTTAGTGAAAAAAGATGGATTTATTGGGTCAAGTAGAGATGCATATAAACTTGTATACCCTCGTGTAGCTGAAGCTATAGTATCAGGACAAGATGTAGAAGTTACATACATAGATTACGATGGAGATATAGAACTGAGTAACAAAGCAGCTCCTAATATGATACAGCCACAAGGAGTAATGGATAAACTACAAGAGATAAGTGGCGAACTTCAAGTTGTTTCTGCTAAACTAGATGGCAGAAAGATTGATTAATGGTTAGATTACCTGATTACAGGTTAGTAGAAGATTATCAAAACTCTAGTTTTGCTAGAGAAGCTGCTGAACGTAAAAAAATTAAACAAGCTAAAGCTACTGAAGCATGGTCTAAAAAATATGGTGCTGATTATGCTAAACGTAAAGGTCGTAATAAAGTTATAACTAAAACTATAACACCTGCTGAAGCAGCAAAAATCAGAGCAGAAATACCTAAACCCTCCACAAGGGGTGTTACAGCAAATGTCCAAATAACTAATCCTAAAGGTGTTGTTGGTCCTAATAGAAAAACTGTAGGAAATAAAGTTGTTGGTAAAGTAGCTGGTGAAATAAGTACTAAAGCTGCTGATATTTATTCAGCTGTTTATACAGGTAAACCAGGTGTATCACAAACATATACAGGTGTTAATGTAACTAATCCAAATACAGGTGTAACTAAATTTACTCCTACTAAGGAAATTGCTAAAACTATAGGTAAAGCAACTAAAGGTAAAGCTATAGTAAAACTTGCAGCTAAAGGTGCTACTAGATTAATACCTGGTATAGGTACTGCGTTGTTAATTAAAGATGTTTATGATGTAAACAAATGGGCTATGTCTCAACCGAAAAAAAAGAAAAAAGATGCTAACATATATGGTACAGTATCAAAAAATAATATATACAAGGGATATTAAATGAGTGAAGAATATAAATCAATATTAGAAAAAACTGGCTGGACTTTTGTAGAAGCATTTATAGGTGCTTTAGCAGTTGCTCCTCTAGTAGGCGTAGATGCTAATGCATTACAGTTAGCTGCACTATCTGGTGCATCAGCTGCTTTAGTTGTTGTAAAAGAATTTGCCAAAAAAAAATTAGGTAAATAATGTCTAAAAATATTAAACGAATTACAGGTACAGGTAAACAAAAACCTTTACGTAAAATTAAAGATACTGAAAGTGCTATTAGAAATAGTACTAGGTATATGCATGACCATAATATGATAGGCGCAAATAATAAAAAAACAAATGGTGGATGGGATATTGCAATTTTTTCAGCTGCAAGTGGTCGTAGCGCTCCTACTTACAACGAGTATATGCAAACAGCTGGTTCTAGAATGTATAAAGAAGGTATGAAACTTGGTTATCTTAATCGAGCAATAAGAAATATGAAACCAAATATGCCTGATTTATCTGTTAAAAAACCTGGCAAATATGGTGTAGATTACTAATGAAATTAACTGTTACTAA